CTTAACAACAGGAGTAGGCTTAGCAACTGGTTTAATAGGTGCTTTAACAGTTTCCTTAGCTACTGCCTTAACAACGGGAGTAGGCTTAGCAACCGATTCATCTTCAGATTCATCGTCTGAATCGTTAGGAGTTGGTTTAGCAAGTGCTTTAATAGGTGCTTTAACAGTTTCCTTAGCGAGTGCTTTAATAGGTGCTTTAACAGTTTCCTTAGCTACTGCCTTAACAACGGGAGTAGGCTTAGCAACCGATTCATCTTCAGATTCATCGTCTGAATCGTTAGGAGTTGGTTTAGCGAGTGCTTTAATAGGTGCTTTAACAGTTTCCTTAGCTACTGCCTTAACAACAGGAGTAGGCTTAGTAACCGATTCATCTTCAGATTCATCGTCTGAATCGTTAGGAGTTGGTTTAGCGAGTGCTTTAATAGGTGCTTTAACAGTTTCCTTAGCTACTGCCTTAACAACGGGAGTAGGCTTAGTAACTGGTTCCTCTTCAGATTCATTGTCAGAATCGTTGTCAGAATCGTTAGGAGTTTGTTTAGAGAATGCTTTAATAGGTGCTTTAATAGGTACTTTAATAACGGGTTTCTCTAGAGGTTCGAGAGTGTTAACAACTGGTTTAGATGTATCATCGGAAGATTTCTTTTGAGTTAGAGATTTAACGTCTGCGAGAAGGTCAAATCGTAGACGCCATTTTTTACAAGTGTCAATATCGTCTGTAGTGAGAGATAAAACAGAGTTGCCTGACAACTTTCCTAAAACTATGGGAGAATTTCCAGATTTGATTACAAGATTAGTTTCCTTATTAACTAGAAAAGTAAAATCTTTGTAAGTGTGAAAGATAGGTTTTGTGTCGACGGGTGCAGATTCGTCAGATACTTTTGGAGAAGATGGTTTCTTAGGAACAGGAATAACTTTTTTAGTTTTAGGCTCCTGACCCTCAAACTTTTTGTGAGCAGAGCAATAAATTGCGCCATCTTTAGCCTTGACGTTGCAAACCGTTCCTGTGTTAACTCCTTTAGAGTAAAGATAAGGACAATATTTTTCTTTAGATTCATTTGAAATTTTACAGATGTCCTTAGGGGGATTTAAGGTTTTGGATCCTAATTGTTCCCAAAGAGTAAGAAGAGTAGCAGAGTCGGTATTTGGATATTGTGAACAGACTTTTTCTATGTATTGGCTAATAGAAGCATTAATAGTTGATTCCAATGTTTTGATAATATTCTGCATTATGTTGTAAATATAAAACAGTAAATGAAAAAAATTCAATTTTTTGATTATATCAAAAAGCTAAGTAAAATATAATTTAGAAAGTGAATTATGTAAATAAAATGTTAAATAATCTGTTAAAGTCGTTTCTTGAAAAAAGAGACTTGGAAATAGGTAGAAAAATAGTTAATTTATGTGTATCGGATAATATGTTCTCAATTGGAGTTGTTATAGGAAATTATATACTAGAGATATTTAACGACATAGAGATTATTGTTGGTGTAGCAAAGTGTTGCTACAATTCAGGAGATTACAAGTTATGTTACGAATTATATGACAAAGTATTATCTATGGATACCCTAGACGAAAACACCTCGAAATCTATTTTAGATAGTCAATATCACTGCATTAGTCATATCTCAGACCTTTATAGTTGCAATCCCTGTACCAAAATCATAAAAAAGTCTTTAAATGAGTTTCCTATGGTAACATTTACAATTACAACATGTAAAAGATATGATTTGTTTGAGAAGACGATGAATAGTTTTTTGACGTGTTGTTTAGATGTAGATAGAATAGACAAGTGGTTATGTGTAGATGATAATTCAAGTGACGAAGACCGAGAGAAGATGGGCAAAAACTATCCTTTTTTTGAGTTCTATTTTAAGAACAAATCTGAGAAAGGACATCCACAGTCTATGAATATTATAAGGAACAAAGTAACTACTCCTTATATTTTTCATTGTGAAGATGATTGGAAATTTTTTGCTAAGAGAAATTATATAACAGATTGCCTACAAATTATAAACGACGATTCAAAGATAGGTCAATGCTTGATAAATAAAAATTATACTGAAGTTGAGAATATTAAAATAGTTGGAGGAATTTACAAGACTGTTTCGGCAGGTGTCTGTTGGGGTGAAGGGATGTGTTCCCGTGTAGGTGGCAAGAGATATTATATACACGAGTATTGTTCAACACCTCAAGAATATGAGGTATTTAATAGGAAATATAACGGTTTGAGTAATTGTGCATACTGGCCCTATTTTTCTTTCAGACCTTCTCTACTCAAGACAGACATTCTAAAGAGTATAGGTGAATTTAATGAGACGATATCGCATTTTGAGATGGAGTACTCCAATAGATATAAAAATAGTGGTTATGTATCAGCATTTCTAGAGGGAATTTATTGCCTGCATACAGGAAGACTTACATCAGAACGGTTTGACCAGACTAGGTCAAATGCATATATATTGAATGATGAAAAGCAGTTTGGTGACAAAGAACACCGGTCGTTAGACTTAAATATCAAGACATATATTATTAATTTGGACAGACGTAAGGATAGATGGGAGAAATTTCAAACATACAAAGAGGTAAAGTGTTTAGACTATAAAAGATTTCCAGCAATTGACGGAACAACTCTTGAACCTACAGAAAGTCTCCAAAGAATCTTTGATGGTAATGATTATAATATGAGAGAAGGAATGGTTGGATGTGCGATGTCTCATATAAAGTTGTATATAGAGTTGGTGAATTCAGAGTATGATGCATTTTGTATAATGGAGGACGATTTAGAATTTGTACCGAATTTTAGGGAGAAGTTCCAATATCTATATAAGAATTTACCCCAATCCTGGGATATGTGTTATTTAGGACATCATATGTGGAAAAAGTACAAGACAGATGAATATTACGATAAGACATGTCTTCCAATTTCAGAAAAGTGGGATACATGTACTTCATTGAAATATTCAATGGGTGGGACAGGTGGATATATAATTTCTAAAAAGGGAGCAGAAAAATTATTAGAGTTTATAAATCTTACAGGAATGACTAATGGTATAGATACAATGCAACAAAAAGCTGCCGATACTTTAAATATATACTATCCAAAACCACACCTAATTTACTCTGAATGTTGCACCGTTGAAGTAAAAACTGATACCGATATCCAATACAATTATAGGTCATTGTCAATCCCTCTAGAGAACAGACTAGTAGAGGAAGAGAAGTTCTTTGGAAAAGTTATCAAGACGGATGTAGAGCCTGACTTTGAAAATCTAAAGGATATTATATTTTATACAGGGTCAAATATTCGGGATGTTTTGAAAAGATGTAGCAAGCCTTGTTATGTATTGGATTACAAGGTTTTGGTGATTGTTCCGGCGCCTGAGATCTGTGTATGGTTTGAGAGATTGAGAGGTCAGGATAAGAAGTGGAATATAGATAATGCTGTGAAGATTCGTGAAAAGACTAGTATTATATCTTTTGGGGGAGCACACGTGTATGATGGAATAAAAAGCTTTTGTTTTGATACGTGTGAATATCCTTTCGATACGATGTACGGAGGAGATTTAGAGGTTTTTACATTGTTGACGGAGATGACAATTAAGATGGATGACCAGGAGTTATATATGTTTGTAAATGATTTATGTAGTATAAGTAAAAATACAACGTACCTACAGACGTATAATAATAAAATTGTCCTGAAAAATGATAGGTATAAAATAGCATTTCCACATGAGGATGTTGACAAGTTATTGGGAATATATACAGCTAAATTTAAGAATTTAAGAGATATAATAATGGGACAGAAGAAAGTGAAATTAGTATATTGTACAAGATGGGAGACCAGTCCTATTAGAAGTTTTTATTACCTAATAGATATGCTGAGAAAGTATAATGAAAATGTTTGTGTATATGTTATAAATGCAATAGGAAAGGATGAAGAGATAGATGCTAAATATAAGGGATTTTTGGAGAAAGACTATATTATGTTCCAAGAGAACTTTCAAGATGATAAATGGGAAGACCACCAGAAGATAAATTATGATCAAACTATATTTAAGACGAAAGTGATTGGTAAAATAAAAAAAATTCTTGGTTAAAACAGTTTAAGAAATAAAAATAAAAAATAAAAGTATAAATAAAATGGATAGTTTTACTGGTATAGTACATTTGGAACCTTCTGATATAGACTCTAATAAAAAAATAAGAGGTATTTCTGGAAACGGATTGTTAGTTGTATACGCCCCTTGGTGCGGTCATTGTAAAAGTTTGAAGGCTGACTGGCAGAAGCTTTCTTCGCAGTATCCGAACAGCTTTTTAGCTGTGAATTCCACAGATACTCAAAGTGGCGGAGATCGGATATCACAACTTTTGGGAGCTCAAGGGTTCCCTTGGATAATGACATTTACTAATGGAGTTGTAGGAGAGCAATATAAATCTGGTAGGTCGGCTAATGAACTATTACAAGGTGCTAACCTTCCATAAACAAAATTGCGACATATAAATTAGAAATTTATATGTAATAAATGGTAAAGATTAATGGTAAAAAATTTAAATTATATGACCTAGATACTGTAGATACTATTATTTCAAGAATAGCAGTGAATTTTGAGACTATACCAAAGTATCTCTATTTTTCTGAAGGTATTCCAAAGAATTTCCGAGATGTACGGGAAATCTCTGTTGACAATATCCTAGAATTTATAAAATCAAATGCAAGTGAAAGTACAGACTTCAAAAAATTTATCAAGAAATTTCTCAAAAAGTACCCTAATATGTCTTTAGATATTAAAAAAGATTTATTAGAAGTATGGCTATCCTATAATACACAACTTGAACAGATAGCAGATTTTGACACAAGCATCTTAGTGTCAACTGGTGATGAGATTGCGAAAGAAGGCTATTTTAAAGATGAGAAGGACTTCCAAAATTTTTGGAATAATGAGAGGGATGGGAAAAAGAGAGAGATAGAGGATGATATTTCACGCCACAATGAACAGACAAAGGGGTCTATTGACTTGTATAAAATTTTTGACGAAATTACCGAAGAGGATGAGATTGGATATACAGATTTTAATATAGAGCAGGTTAAACTTGAAATTGTATTGGATTTAGAAGGTATCACAGTTTTAGAGATTTTTAATCATATTAAAAATAACGAGACTATACCTTTCGCATCTTGTAAAAACTACTATAAAATCCTCAAAGACTTTGTACCACCAGAAGAATGGGCTGAGAAGACCAAGGGAAGAACCTTGGTGAATCGTCACAAAGTTCTGGAAAACGAAGACAATTGCATATTCCTGAAGATGTACGAAAAAGAAAAGATTAAAGTTAAGAACTACAAGGATTTTACAGATATAAAAATCGAAGTTGGAGAAGTTGTCCGAGCTTCTATGAAACTCAAGATAGAAAAAGGATACTTATCTCAAGAGAAATTTATAGAACGTTTTAAAAGTATTTTCGTGGGACTTGACCTCAAGTCCCGTGAGATAAATGAAACTGGAGTTGTGGGAGTATTTTATTTTCCAAGTCAACTTTTCAATACCTACGTTTTTTCGGATCTGGTAATGAATGATCCTAATTTTGAGAAGTTAATTAATATAGATGAAAGTCAGAAAGCTACAAAACGAAAGGTAGAAGGTAAAAATCCTTTGCTAAATATACATTTCTCACACCAAAGTACAGGAAATATAAGAGCTTCTATAATTCAGAAATTTGTAGATAAAACAGACCCAGAGATGAGAAATCAAGATAGGGAAATTTTTCCGGAAGACGAGGAATACATCCGGATCAGAGTTGTAAGAGGAAGAGATACAGAATCTATAAAAGTATTTCAAAAAATATTTTCCAAGTTATTATTTATTTATTCTCAAAAACATGGGGACATCGTAGAATTCTATAAACAGTTTATACCAGACTTTGGACAAGTAGTTAAACTACAAAAAGTCTTAACTATCAAGAAAGACCTCAAAAGAGCTGTACCAGAACTCTTCCTCTCCAACTACACCAGGAAATGCCTAAATTCTCCAGACATTATCACACCTGAAGAGGCTCAAGGTCTTGATGAAGGAAAATCAATCGTCTTCCCGAGGGACTTACAACAAGGAGGAGTTCAATATACAAGTGATGGGAAAAATCAACACTATTATAAATGCACCGATCCTGCATATCCATACACCGGAGTACAGGTTAATAAACTTTCAAATAAAGATGAATTTCCCTACATACCCTGTTGCTTCAAGGAAAATCAATCTGAAAAGAAAGGAGGATCTTACAATATCTATTATAGAAACGAAGAAAAGGAAGTCCGAGAAAAAAAGCAACAAGACTTCATTACTACAAATAAATTCGTAAATAATAATCAGTTTGGTACTCTACCACAAGACTTAGAAACTTTTCTAAAATTAATAGACCCTTTAGAAGACCCAAATATTACTTATGAATATGTCAGAATAGGCGTCTCCAATGATGAAACTACCGGCAAACATAGCTTTATTAAAGCTGTTATGTTAGGACTACAAGAATATCTAGACATAACATACTCAACCGATTCACAATTCGAGAAAAAGGTATCAGATGTAATTGAGCGTCTGTCTTCTGAAAACTTCGCCACTATTGCAAGACAATCTATGTATGATTACACAACAGAAGAAATAATAGCCAATATACTAGATAAAGAATCCTACTTACAACCCAGATATTACACTCAATTATTGGAAACCTTTTTCAACTGTAATATTTTTGTTTTTAAAAAAACAGATAATGAAACAAGACCAGTAGTTCCAAGACACATCCAAGGATATTATAAATATAATATGAAAAAAACACCTTCCGTATTCATATACGAACATTTAGGAAGTGAATCAGATAACGCTTCTGATTATAGATGTGAATTAATTGTCAAATGGAAGAAAGGAGATAAACAAGGTACAGAATATTTTTTCCAAAATACAACTATAATATCCCGGAATATGACTAGATTTTTTAATTTATTAAACCAGACATATTCCCTAGATAAAAAAATATTTGACATTTCCTTTAAACTTAATTTAGAATTGGTTTCCCAATATATTGATAGTTATGGAAAGACGCGTTTGGTAAACGTAAATTATAAAGGACATTATATCTCAATAATAACAAGCCCTATTCCCCCCTTAAACATTAAAGAAGAAAAATCCCTACAAATCCTAAAAACTACAAAGATTACAGCCCTAGACCTCTTTAACCATTTAAAAACGGAAGTTGACACACAAACAGTCTCTTCATCTTTACAGGAAATTAACGGGACATTTGGAATTGTTCAAATAACAATTCCAATCGACGACGACAAGGATAACTCCAGTTTACAGGATATCCCATTAAACAACTCAGGACTTCACTTTCCCGACAGCAATTCATCCACCCTGGAAATCTACAATAAAAATAAGAAAATTTCTAGGTGTATAAAAGAATATACTTTGTGGTTATTCTCAAAGTATATGAAAAATAAACAGACTGTACAACAAGTCATTTCAGACAACTTAATTGCAGACTTTGTAAAGGACATTATTACAATTAAACCATTTACATATGAAATAGTTCCCAAAACATTTTCAACCAAAAGTAAACTAATGGAAAATAAAAAATTAATAGTATCTTCTGAAGAACTATTGAAAAGACTACTTTACTTCCTGAAACTATATTCAGTCAGGAATTTTGAAAGTTTAACTACTTATTACACCCACACTGTTATATCAGATTACTATGTAGATATCACCGATTTTGACACTTTTCAAGGACAAGTTATCCTTCAAGGAGAGGATTCTATTGATAAATGGATACAGGAGAGTAAATTTAAGTATACTATTTACAATTCAATAATCACAGGCCAATTGTCTCCATACTTTTTCAAAAATAATAAGATAAACTCAGGACAAGTCTTTTTAGCACAGAATAGTTTATCCCTAGAACAGACAGTTTCAATATCCGTCTACTGGCAACAGAACGGATATAACATAGGTATTAAGGAGGAATTTACACAGTCTAAAGACTATGAATTTTATCTCTTTTTATACGGAGACCAGGATAACATAACCAAATTTAAAATATCTGGAGATAAGAAACTTCCTAATGATATTAATATCATTATTGCAAAAATTTCAAATATAACTTTTTATATATCTCTACTCACCCTTTGACAAATTTAAACTTGTTTCCTATATTGGTGGAGTGCTTGGTGCAGAACTGGGTGACGATATTGGTGGAGTGCTTGGTGCAGAACTGGGTGACGATATTGGTGGAGTGCTTGGTGCAGAACTGGGTGACGATATTGGTGGAGTGCTTGG